TGAGGGTAAGATAAAAGCTATTGAAAATTCGCCACTAGGTAAAGCCGTTGAAGCATGGGATGTGCAAATTGCTTTAGATTTAAATAGACTAATGAATGATCAAAAATACCTAGACGCACTTGATAAAAGGGTCGAAACTTTTAAGAATAGTTCCTTAAACTTTGAGATTAGTATGGCCACTAATATTGTACAAGGCGTAGAGGATATAATATATGAAGCTATAGAATTTGTTAGAACTAGGTATGAAACTGTTATTGAAGTATTGCCATCAGTAGTACGTTCGTTTAACCACAGCGCAAAGCATGGTAACAAACTATTTGAATGGAATGAAATGCTTAGTAAACTATCAATAGATACAAAAAGGTTTAAAGAAAAGTTTCATTTCTTGCAAGGTGATGTATCACATAAAGTATTCCATTATGCTGTACTGAGCATATATCATGGTGATATGTATTTGTCTCCGTTTGTATATGAGAATGCTCAAATACACACAGATGATTTTAAAGTTGATAATGGTTGGCTTTGGTTACCAGATGCTGATATATCAGATTATATATTAAACAAGAAGAATGAAATTGTACAGAGACAGATTAAAGAAAGCTCTGATAAAGAATGTGGTTCTTGTAAGTATTTAAATATATGTGCAAACAGAATGGTTCCAATGATTATGGATACAGTATTCAAAGGAAGAAAAGAATGTATTCTTAATAAAGAAGTTATAGAACTATTTGATGATGAGATATATCGTGGGTGTAGTTAAGGATAATAGACAACAGGCTGTAAACTATCACAAAGACTTTGATGTGGGAGTTGGAGACGGGCACGAGATAAAAGTCCTATTTAATTGTGAGATATTATCTGGCTGTGAGTTTAAGTGCAAAGGGTGTTTTGTAAATAAAGCTGGTAGTAATATCGGATCTTTTGATAGATTAAATAATGCTATTGATTTATTTAATACCAATGGATACAGAGTATCTACTATTAATATAGGACCTTCTGACCTATTTGGTAATAACAATATTAAACAGCTATTAAATGATAGCGTATTCAGAGAAGCGTTATCGAAGTGCTCCACCATAGAATTTGCTACAACGTTGGAGAATGTTGACGAGGAAGTAATAGAGCTACTTAATTCTATACCTAAGATAGACGGGTTTATGTATGACATAAATGTTATAATAGATCCATATAAATTTGTTGATAATAATCAGTATAGGTCTTGGTTAAAGGAAGCTATTAATAAAATAAACTTATTTACTCACGATGCTGATTATCATATACAAATGAATATGGGTAATGATGATAAGATTAATAAACGTATTGTGGAAATGTGTTACATAGTAGAGGATGAGTTTGATTCTATATTCATACTTAACCCTAGTTTCTTTAGAGCCAGAAAGAGTAAAACTCATAAGCAGCTTATAGAGAAATGGAGTAAGACTCTAAAAGAAGAATGGACTGATAATCATACTGAAGTCTTTCCTCTTACTATAGCTGATCAAGCACAAGGAGGTTCTTTAGAACTTAACTTCACATACTGTAATGAGAACTTTTTCTGGACACCGTTTGTATATAATATTGTTATGATTGGTACAGACGAGTATAAAGTACAAGATGAAAATGATATCAATTCTTGGACACAAGTTAAAGAAAATCAATTCTTAAAACAATTAACATATTCAAATCAGACTAGCGAATGTAGTGGATGTGATAATATACTTACATGTATTGATAAAGGTGTTTTAAGTTATATGGAACATCATATGCTAACCGATTGTGTATATCCATCTAAAAATCTAAAGAGTGTATCTAATAATAAAAAAGTTTCTTTAACGACTGGGTTTGAATTTAAGGCAAACTAATGGGTATTATAACTAATAATAAATCAGCAGCACAGGCTGACAAAGACTTTGACCTAACCTTTAGAAAAGGTCATGAAGTTAAAGTACAGTTTAATTGTGAGATATTATCTGGCTGTGAATTTAAATGTAAGGGTTGCTTTGTAAATAAATTAGGAAGTAATGTAGGTGAATTTGATAAACTAAATGATGCCATTGACTTATTTAATAATGAAGGTTATAGAGTATCAACAATTAATATTGGTCCTACTGACCTGTTTGGTAATAACAATATAATTACTTTACTACAAAATGAAACCTTTGTAAAGTGTTTATCGAAAGTTTCTACTATACAATTTGTTACTACTCTTGAGAATATTAATTACCAAGTTATTAAACTTCTGAACGATATTCCTAAGAAAGATGGTTTTATGTATGACTGTAATATTGCTTTACAGCCACCTGTAGACTGGGATAGGATGGAGGAAAGATTAGAGTTATTAAACGACTTTAAAGATGATCTAAATTATTATTTTGTCTATAATATGGGTAACGATGATGAGTATAACAGTGAAGTATTGGCTATGAACTACCTAGCAGACCTTCGCTTTGATACTATAATACAACTTAATCCCTCATTCTTCCGTGCTAAGAAATCTAAAGTACAAAAGCATCTTATTGAGAAATGGAAAGGCTATGACTTTTCTGACGATCTATACCCTAAAACAATTGTAGATAAAGCACAGGGCGGAAGTCTTGAACTTAACTATACGTTCTGTAATAATAGATTTTTCTGGACTCCATTTGTATACGACATTGCCTTAATCGGTACAGAGGAGTTTGAAGTAAAAGATGTAAATGATATAGACAGCTGGATAGTACCAAAGGATATACAGTTTACAAAGCAATTACGATATTCAAGTAAAGCGGATAACTGTTCTACTTGTTCTAATCTAATGACTTGTATTGATAAAGGTGTGCTATCTTATATGGAGCATCACTCACTTACAGCGTGTGTTTTTCCTGGAGTCTTTTCATAATTAAACCCTGTGATTAGATTTTGTCCAGTTTTATCCATATAGTTAAACCACATTCTCATAATACAATCTGGTAAATCTCTTTCACGGTTCTTCCAATCCCATTGTGTATAGCAACGGAATCCACATTTATTCCACCACTTACAAGACAGACAACCATTCTCGTCCATATATGCTTGCATCATACCAGCATTATCTTTACGTTCATACTTTGTATTAAAGTCTCTCTGATCGTATCTATCCCACCTACAGTTTGATGTAGAGTTATCAGGAAAGATGGTAACCTTATTAAGAGCCAAACAGTGCATATGATTACTCTCGTTATAGATCAGATCCTTAATAGGATTTATATCCGGATAGTTATGATATACAAACTTTAAGAACTCAAGGTACTTACTATCAGATGGAATCATATAGTCATAACCACGATCTGGAATATAATCGTCAAAGTAAAAGTTATCAAACTTTTCATATAGGTAATGGAAATACTCATCATCATCTGCCATAAATTTCTCAATGGAGATAGTTGTTGCAACCATATTGATAGATGTAATATAATCTGCAAAGTGTTCTATGTTCTTACCATAAGGTCCTTTGACTGGTCTACCATCAAAGTCATATGAGCAAATAATATAAGATGGTATATCTACAGCATTTAGATCATCAAGTAATTTCTGTACTCTATCTCTTTTACTGAACTGAAAAGAAGTAACCCAAACAACTTTAATATTTTGTTTATGTTCGTCAAACATTTTCTTAATAGCAACCAGAAAGTCGTAGTACACTGGATAAGCCCATTCAGATATTCTATCTTGGAACAACTCACCACCTACCATGTTAATCTGAATAGTGTCTACTCGACCTTTCATCTTAATAACATGTTGCTCAACTAAATCTAATTTTGAGAATATTTCTTCACGTGATAAACCTACTGTAGATTTCTTATCGTGGTGACAAAAAGAACAGTTAAGATGACAATTTTCAAACAGCGTTAGTTCTATCTCAGCGATGTCTGGTCGCTTAGATTCAAGAAGCAGTTTGGTTGTGTCAAAGTTGTCCAATCAACATTTCCTCTTTATAGTATTCGTATATGTCTGGTACCATACCTTTAGATTCGTTCCATTCCATTTTATCTAATATAGCATCATATGTTTCTTCATCTTGCCAGTAAGGTACAAAGTGTGGATCATTATTAAAAAGCAAGTCTTCGTCATTAAGTGCATGATAAAATGGTTCCTGAAAATCATGACCAAGCCAGTATGCATAGCATATAGCAACTACATAAGATTTGGCTGGATATATCCACTCATCAACATACTGAGTAAAATGTTTAAGAGCATCTTCAACTACAGTATTAGGTCTCCAAACAGTTTCTATGTTAGTCAGATCATCCTTAAAAAGAGATGCCGTCATGTGATATGCCGCTTGTCTGGCTTTCCATTCTTTCATAATATTCTAATAATCCTTTATATCCATTACAACTGTTTGTTAAATCTTTTACATAACGATAATGTTCTGTTAGACAATTACCATAGTATTTACACTTTTTACATATATCTGATAGATTTTTTTCTGGTTCTTCTTTTGCCCATTGTTTGTATTCGTGATACGAATCGTACTCTTTAAAGTATTCTTTATCGTACTGGTCAAATTCTAATACACCAAATTTACCAGATGGTGTAATATACACATGGTCATTAGAGAATGCATCATATTCTCTATCTATACTCCTGTAGATATTGTGAATATTTTGAAAGTCAAAATTCTTAGCTGTCTTGGCTTCATCAAACCTAATTACAAAGTCCTCAAAGTCTTTATGGGTAACAGGGTGAGCATTTGCTTGGTTAATAGAGTAAGGCTTGATTTCTACAGAAGTCACGTTGTAAATCATATTAAGTGTAAAGACCATGAACTCAACATCCATTTCTAAAACTTTAGGCGATGCTAAGATAAGAACAGAAATTTCTTTATCAGTCTTCATCATATTATCTAATACAAATTGTTCTTTCTCGCGAGCATGAAAGTCATATGATACAGATAAAGTCACATCTTCATCACGGAAGAAATCTGGAAAGGCAGATAGATTTGTATTAATATTAATTGGTCCGTCATAGTATGTACGAATAACGTCCTTAATAGAATAATAATAATCTGAAGAAAGTAGACCTATTTCACCACCATATAAATCAACGTGACTAATAGGATCTGTTATTTGTTGCATCGAGTTGTGTAACCACAATGGTGTTATCTTATGTCTATCACTTAGTTGAGCCTCTGTTAGATAGCAAAAGTCACATCTAAAATTGCAATAGTAAGTTGGATTAATGGATAGATTCATCGACATATGGTGTCACTCCATCAGGGCTCATTCCGTTTATCTCAAGTATGCGAGGGGCTAATGTTTTCATCTGCTTACAGTGATCCTCTACAATACCTTCTCTTTTCATATCTCGCACGGTTTTCTTACAGCCATTACATATTTCAAACATAGGACAAGTATAGCAAGCCATTTTCATAGTCTGTATATTAGGATCATCTTGAAGAGGTGTCTGCATCTCACCATTCATCTCAGTCTCAAAATCAATAGGATAATCCATATCATCAGCAAAAGAGCCACAAGAGTAATAGTCACCACCTGGGTTCATAGCTCTAATACCCGTATCACATAATCTATTCTGAGGGCAAGATGTTGCTGATCCACCGAGGCGTTTCATCATTTGCTTTGTATTATATTCGTGATCTGCTAATCCCATATCATATATTTTAATATACGTCTCGTATATCTTAGATAGTCGATATGTGGTACCTTGCACACCAGAAGCCATAGCATAATTTAATTTACACTCAACACCCATTTCTTTTGCTAACTCAACATTCTTAATAGCAAGGTGTTCGTTCTCATCTGTTATGACGGCAATAAAGTCTGGTCTTTCTCCAGTATGTTTAAGCATAGCATTAGATACCATCCAGAAATCACTCTCAGTAAATTCTGAATAGTCACCTTTTAATCTACCACCACCATATTGAAATGATGTAGCACAACCAAATCTTTCATTCTGAAATATAGGAAGCCATTTCTCTGGTCGCATTAAGAAAGGCCATAAATTAGATGTAAACGATATAGATGCTTTATAATCATGCTCATCTAAGTGGTCGATTAATTCTTGATACCATTCTGGTTTAACCATAAGAGGATCGCCACCGTTAACAATAATAGTATTGCAATCTGGCCATCTTTCAAGAAACTTGTAGATATAGTTTAAGTCTAATAAACCAACCTCATTAGGATCGATATCAGTAGACGAACAGAAAGTACATTTAAAGTTACAAGCCTCTGTTGGTTTTACAATTAGATCCATTCTTTTTCTTTCGCAAGTTTCATCATTAAAGTTTTAGGAGCAGGGCATACATCATCCATCCATACTAGCTGATGACAGTCTGAATGGCAATACATAAACACAGGGCAAGAATAACATCTTGGATCACGCTCATGTTGTTCACACGAAATAATTTCCATACGTTTAGGGCTTAGTCTTACTTCTTTTGCTGGAGTATCTATATGTCCATAATGCATAGTAGGTGCTGTATTAGGGCAACCTGCTACTGTACCATCTGCATTTATGGTATGTATCTTTTGCTCACAATCACGACAGAACGTACCTATTCTAAATTGCCCTGCGCTAAACTTCTCATATACAGATTGCATAAAACCATTTTCAACTGGATGGTTTTCAGTCTGCTCATGCATTAACATCCACCAATCATCTAAATCTTTATTATGAGGAAAAATATCTGTATTGATAGTAGCGTTACCATCATGAGTTAGCCTCTCATATGATATTTCTCTTATGCCTAGCGAATGCATATAGTCTGCAATATCTATAGGCTGTAATTTTATAACGTCTTTAGATACAGATATAAAGCATTTTAGAGAATGGCCAAGTGATGTGAGATGCTTAACATTATTCTCCCACATCTTTCTTTGATGCTCATTAGTAAAACGTATGTTAGGATCCCATGACGTACCTATATTACCGCCTGTGATAACCTCATCAAAGAACGCTAGTTTTTCTTCTGTAAGTTTAAAAACAAGGTTAGTGGTTATACCATGAGTAGCCCTATCACCCCATTGTGCTTTTGTTATATCATGAAACTCACGTAGGTTTGCCATAGGAGCCAACATAGGCTCACCACCATGATATTCTAAATGTATAAGGTTATCGCCTGTGTCTAATTCATTACACCAGTTAGCTGTTTTAACATGATCAAAGTAAATCTTTCTACCATTCATACCAGATGTAAAACAATGGGCGCAATTTAGATTACAAGTTTCAGTCGTTTTTATGTATACTACTGAGTGTGTTTGTGTCGTTAATGCCATAACTGTATGTTAATGCCTTCTCATAATTTATTGCTCTATGTTCTACACCAGCTCTCAAAAACATATTTTGACCTGGGCTCATATGATATTCACCGTTGAATGTTTCAATACATTTGGATCCGTCTATAACTTCTATTATAACATTAACCGGATCAGAGTGTAATGGGAAAGTAGGTCCACCTGCTGGCGAATAAAATATATGTATAGTACCATTTTCAATATATTTAAACTGCTCATAACCTTCTATCTTAATAGTGTCATCACCGCTCATCCACAGGTCGGTTATTTTACCTCTGTAGGCCCATATATCTGTTTGTTCTATATATCGTTGTCTTTGATGTTCATCTATAAAAGATACCAAGCATTTTTCAAAACAATCTTCTGACAACAGAAATTCGTAAAATTCATCAAATGATTTCATAATAGCCCTTGTTAAGTACATTATATATACCATTATATATACAGATATAATATGAGGAATGCGAAATGGTTTTAATTGATAACCTATGGCCTACACAAATAGGTAGCGGTAAGTTTGACACTACAGGATTAGTAGAACATATATTCACCCATCACAATATGTCTAATCCTCCGAATGATCTCAGCGGATATAATATATTAGATGATGATAATAGTGAAGTAATGAATAAATTTAAAAGCACCGCATATGATTGCTTTGATTCATACTTAACTAAAACAATAGGTCGTCCTATTAGTGATTGGAATAACTATAGTCTCAAGGGGTGGCTTACTGGTCAAGGTAAACACTATAGTATGGCTAAACATAATCATGCTGGGTGTCAACTATCTGGAGTATTTTATATACTAGCAGAAGATCAAACCTCTGGAGGAGAGATAGTATTCTCTGATCCTAGATCAAATTGCAACAGAGGTTATGATCCTTATTTTAAACCAATGTTTGATAATCATATACATGCTCCGAAGACAGGGGACTTTATGATCTTTCCGAGTTTTACTTATCACGCCGTTAATCCATTCTTCTCAGAACTAAGAATATGCATGCCAGTGGATCTGTTTCTTAACAGACAATAAAGGAATAAATTATGAAAAAGATAATTATCAATTTAAAGAAGCGTCACGATAGACTAGCCAATTTTAAAGCAAAGCATCAGTGGTTAGAAGACTATGATGTACTAGAAGCTGTTGATGGTAATACCATTACTCATGAGAAAATGCTAAAGAACGAATTTAGTATTAACCATAAGTGGAGAGATCCATTTAAAAATAGACGTATCACAAAAGGTGAAGTAGGCTGTTTCTTATCTCATTATAAAGCATGGCAACAAGTTGTACAGCATGGTAAACCTTGTATTATATTTGAAGATGATGCAATCATTGATAAAAATTTATGGAAAGAAAATGATTGGGGCGAATGGATAGATGAGCATAATATTGATGTTTTATATCTAGGTCATAATGAGAATGAATATGGAGCTAGGAAAGACGGTGCAAGACCAGAATTAGTTAAACCTGGATATCCATACAACTTACATGCTTATATTCTTACTGTGCATATGGCTAATGAATTACTCAATACAGGATTTCATACTGAAATTATTCCAGTAGATGAAGTTGTTGCAGGTAAAGTTTTAACTCATAACATACAAGCACTTGAAACAGAAGCTGTCACACAAGAGAGCAGAGCAGTGATGGGATCAGATATTGAACCTCAAAGTCACGATGATTGGTTTCAAAACTTCAATGTACATGCAATTACAGTAGGAACTGATAGAAAGAAATGTGCTGCACTTAATGATAGTGCGGCGATAAATGGCTTTAGTGTTAAGAACTTGGGTACCAATGTCGATTGGCATGGTACTGATATGGAGGGTCCAGGTGGAGGACATAAGGTAAACCTAGTTAGAAACTATTTAGATCAGTTGCCTGAAAATGATGTTGTACTATTTACAGATGCATATGATGTGTTCTTTATAAACGGCTTACAAGAAATTACTAAACGTTGGATGGATGCTTCTGTAGAAATTCTATTTGGATCAGAAGCATCGTGTTGGCCAGATGAAAGTATGACGATCAAGCATCCAGAGACTGGCTTATCTAAATATAGGTTCTTAAATAGTGGCCAATATATTGGTAGAGTAGGAGCTTTAAAAGACTTCTTTGCTGAACGATTAAATGATTCAGATGATGATCAGTTGTATATGCAAAGGGTATGGTTAAATGATACTACTAAATTCTCTGTAGGTTTAGATTACGAACAATATATTTTCCAAACTCATGAACCTGCATGCCAAGTACATAATGAATTATATAACCCTATTACTAATACTGTACCTTGCTTATATCATGGTAATGGTGGTCCTGAAGCTAAGATACTATTCAATGAACTATGGCAAACTGTTTATTCAAAAAAGATGGCAGATCAAAACCCTGTTATTCCTGTTGCTGATACTAAAGTAACATCTCCTATGTTTATTCCACATCAAGGTAAGATTGATATTATTGATAAAGATATGTTTATTATTGACTTTATGACTCAGAGTCAATGTGAGAGACTTATTGAAATGGGTGATAATCATGGTGAATGGGCTCCTATGCCAGAAGATAAGTTTCCTGCATATGAAATTAGGGTAAAAGAATTAGGTTTCTGGGATGAGATGAGTAATCATTGGCAAGAACATGTCGTACCTATTGTTGAGAAGTATTGGAAGCCAATTGAGATGTATGGTATGCGAGATGCATTTATTATGCGATATTCAGTGGATACTCAAAAGAGTTTACCTTTACACAACGATGCATCTCTTGTAACAGGTTCAGTAAAACTTAATGATGATTATAAAGGTGCTTCTTTAGTTTACCCTAGGCAAGGTGTGAATAATGATGATGTACCATGCGGTAAGATGATCCTATTCCCTGGATTAGTTACTCACGGTCACGAATGTACTGAATTAACAGAAGGGGTAAAATATAGTTTTACTATGTGGACTCAACGTTATCCCGGAGATGTAAATTGATATAAATAGAACTAAATAATATACATATTGGGAAAATGGAATGGCAAACCCTAATTCAAGACAAAGTTTAATTGATTACTGCTTGAGACGCTTAGGCGATCCAGTTATTGAGATTAATGTTGATGAAGATCAATTAGAAGATAGGGTTGACGAAGCAATCCAATACTGGCAAGAGTATAACTCAGATGCCACAAAAATGGTATATTTAAAGCATCAAGTTACAGCAGATGATGTCACTAATAAGTATATTCCTATCCCATCAGATTATATATTTGTAAAAAGATTGTTGCCTATTAGTAATGGTTCTGGAGGCAGCAACTTTATGTCTCTGAACTATCAGCTAAGACTTAATGACTTGGCTAATATGGGAACATATCTTGGTGATATGACTTACTATAATCAGCTACAGATGCACTTAGATTATATACAGCAATCATTAGTAGGTCAACCACAAGTTACTTTTGCTCAATATGAAGGTAGAATGTATCTACATGGCGAATTCGAAATGAATTCAATACAAGCAGGGCAATATCTAATAGCAGAAGCATATCAGTTAATTGATCCAGATACTAATACATCAGCATATAATGATAAGTGGTTGAAGTCTTATACGACAGCACTTATTAAACAACAGTGGGGACAGAACCTAAGTAAGTTTGAGGGAATGCAATTGCCTGGTGGTGTTACTATGAATGGTATGCAAATTCTTAATGATGCTACAGAGGAGATCAGACGGCTTGAGGAAGAAATTAGATTGACTCATGAACTTCCAGCTGACTTCTTTATAGGATAATCATGGCACGTAATCTTTACTTTTCGGATGGTCATAGACCAGAACAACTATTACATGAGGATCTAATCATAGAGGCCATGCAGATTTATGGCCACGATTTATATTATATGCCTCGTGATCTAGTAAATGTTGATTCAGTCTTTAAGGAAGATCCAGTAGGATCATTTAACTCAAGTTATAAAGTTGAAATGTATGTTGAGAACTTAGATGGCTTTGATGGTGAAGGTGATCTGTTTAGTAAGTTTGGTGTTGAGATTAGAGACTCAGTTACACTTGTATTATCTAAAAGACGTTGGAATGCAACAGTAAATAAATACGACAACGAAATTACATCTTCAAGACCTCTCGAGGGCGATCTTGTCTATACACCTTTTTCTAATAAACTGTTCCAGATTATGCATGTTGAACATGAACAGCCATTCTATCAACTAAACAACTTACCAATTTATAAGTTGCGATGTGAACTGTTTGAATATAACGATGAGAATATTGATACCGGTATACCGAATATTGATCAAATAGAATTGGATCATGCTTATAAACATCAATTAACAGTAAATGTTGATAGTGATGGTAAACAATTTATTCCTGGTGAAACAATCACATTTGATACACTTAGTGATGGTACTATAATGACTGCTCAAGTATCAACTTGGAATGATTCAGATAATATGTTAAATATTATTCAGCTTGCTACAAACAATGGTACTTTCAAAGAACCAGCCACTGGTTATTTTGTAACTGGAGACGCAAGTACAACTAGAGCGCAGATTACTAAAGCAACTGAGACTGCAGATAAACAAGCACAGAATGATATATTCTCTATAGAAATAGAGGACTTTGTTGATTTCTCTGAAACTAATCCATTTGGAGAAATAGCACAATCTGGAGGGCATGAACACTAATGTTAGGTACTTATTTTTATCACGAAAGAATTAGAAAGACAGTCGCCTTATTTGGTTCATTGTTTACTAAGATTCATGTTATGAGAACAACAAGTGCTGGTGCTAGTATTAATCAAGTACGAGTACCTTTATCTTATTCTCCTAGGTCAAAGTTTCTGGCAAGATTAGAACAGGTAGAAAATCTACCTGGTGACGAAACTGTTGCTATTAAACTTCCACGTATGTCTTTTGAAATGACTGCAATATCATATGATTCAACTAGGCAGCTTTCTAAAACTAATAACGCACTAGTTGCTGGTGCATCTGGCACATCTACTGGTAGGAGTAAGATTAGACAATCTACACCATATATTATTAACTTTTCTTTGAATGTTTATACTAATAACCAAGATGACGCCTTACAGATTGTAGAGCAGATTGTACCATACTTTGCACCTCAATATACAGTAACTATTAAACCATATAAAGAACACCCTAGTATAAAGGAAGATGTTCCTATTACTTTACAATCAGTTTCTTTTATAAATGAATTTGAAGGACAACAAGAGTCACGGCAGTATGTACAATATGTACTTGACTTTGAAGTTAAAATTAACTTTACTGGTCCTATTGATGAAGGTAAAGTTATTACTAAAGCTATTACAGAATTTGAATTTGAAAAAGGCACTAAACATCTTACAACTACTATTACACCAAACCCTAGTACAATCTATTATGATTCAGACTATGGTTTTACTTCAACCTATGACTATGCGGATATAATTAGTGATGACTCAGCCTAGTGACGATAAAGTACAAAATGACTATGAGAAGTCAAGGGATACTTACTACGACCTAATTGACAAGGGTAAAGATGCTCTTGAGATGATGATGGAAGTAGCAAGAGAATCAGAGCATCCTCGTGCCTTTGAAGTCTTATCTGGTCTAATGAAAAATATTGCTGATGTAAATGATAAGGTTATGGATCTAAATAAGAAACATAAAGACATCAATAAGGAAGATACTCCTTTACCAGTAGAATCAAAAACAACTAATAATATGTTTATAGGTTCGACTGCAGACTTACAAAAGATGTTGCAGCAAGCAAATAAACCAACAGAATTAAAAGATAACGTAATTGATATAACTCCTAGATTAAATGATGATGAACAACACTGACGGTTATCTTGGCAATGTTAACGTAAAGCGTGACGGAATTGTTAGTAACTGGACTCAAGAAGAAATACTAGAATATAAAAAGTGTATGGATGATCCTATTCACTTTGCAAAGAGATATTGTAAAGTCATATCTTTAGACGATGGGCTTGTTAACTTTAATCTTTATCCCTACCAAGAAAAAATGTTTGAGCATTTTAATGATAATCGTTTTAGTATTGTTCTTGCTTGTAGACAATCAGGTAAATCTATTTCATCAGTAGCATATATTCTATGGTTTGCTTTATTCCATTCAGAAAAGACTGTTGCCATATTAGCTAACAAAGGTGCGACTGCACGTGAGATGTTGGCACGTATTACACTTATGTTAGAGAACTTACCATTCTTTCTACAGCCAGGCACTAAAGCACTTAATAAAGGTTCACTTGAATTTTCTAATAATAGTAGAATCATTGCAGCTGCCACAAGTGGCTCATCTATTCGTGGTATGTCTATCAACCTTTTATTCTTAGACGAGTTTGCATTTGTTGAGAATGATGCTACCTTCTTTACATCTACATATCCAGTTATCTCGGCTGGTAAAGAAACTAAGGTTATTATTACTTCTACAGCAAACGGCATTGGTAATGTCTTCCATAAGATATGGGAAGGCTCAATGCAAAAGACGAATGAATTTAAACCAATGCGAGTTGATTGGTGGGATGTGCCTGGGCGAGATGATAAATGGAAAAAACAAACAATAAACAATACTTCTAAACTACAGTTTGACCAAGAGTTTGGGAACACATTCTTTGGTACTGGAGATACATTAATTAATGCTGAGACACTTCTATCTTTAAGAGCAAAGGCTCCTATAAGAGTAAACGGAGATTGTTTAATCTATGAAGAAACTATAGCAAAGCATGAATATGTTATGTGCGTTGATGTTGCACAAGGAAGAGGACAAGATTATTCTACTTTTAATTTGATCGACATTAGCCAAAGACCTTTTAAACAGGTTGCTGTATATCGCAATAACACTATATCTCCTATCCTCTTCCCTGATATTATTTATAAATTTGCTAAAGCCTACAATAATGCTTATGTTGTAATTGAGAATAATGATCAAGGATCTGTTGTGTGTAATGGATTATACCATGACTTAGAGTATGAAAATATGCATCTTGAGTCAATGGTTAAGGCTAATGGTCTTGGTGTTCGTATGGATAGAAAAGTAAAAAGAATTGGTTGTTCTTCTTTCAAAGATATTATTGAAAACAATAAACTAGATATTGTTGATGAACAAACTATTATAGAAATATCAACATTCGAAGCAAAAGGTCAGTCCTTTGAAGCATCTAATGGTAACCACGATGACTTAGTAATGAACTTTGTTATGTTTGGTTACTTTGCTGGTTCTACATACTTCTCAGAGATGACTGATATTAATTTAAAGAGTATGCTATTTGAACAAAGAATGAATGAAATAGAAAATGATGTATTACCATTTGGTTTTATCGACGATGGAGTACCAGACTTACCTCAAGTAGACCCAATGAGAGTAGGTTGGGGCATAAGTGAAGTGTGGGATCCAGATTTATAATAACTTATAAATAACATTAATATTGAAATCCCGTCGTATTATGATCAATTATTATTAGCTTAAAGGAAAAACAAATGGCAATTGGAACACCATCCCAAAGTCCAGCGATTGTTATCAAGGAAGTTGATCTATCAGGTGTAGTACCTAATGTTCAATCTACCATGGGTGCAATTGTCGGCAACTATCGTTGGGGACCGGTCGAAACGAGAGAAAGAATCAGCGATGAATCTCAGCTCGCAGCAACATTCGGTAATCCAGACGATGCACACACTATAGATTTTCACTCTGCAGCATACTACTTGCGATATAGTTCAGATTTAACTGTCACTAGAACAGTTAATGGCGCTGTTAACGCACATGATGCTTCAGCAACTGGAGACGCTCCAGTAGTTAAGAACCGAGATGACTGGGATGCCCAGATTTCAGCTCGTGATTCTGACGGACACACATTCATTGCAAAATGGCCAGGAGACATGGGTAACTCAATTAAAGTTTCCGTATGTCCTGCTCACACTGCATCATTTGCAGGCTGGACTTATAAGTCAAGCTTTGACAATCAACCAGGCACATCAGCCACTGCAACAGATGTAGGTGCATCTAACGATGAGATTCACATCGCAGTTATTGACGAAGGTGGTAAGTTTGGTGCTAAAGGCGCTGTACTAGAAACATTCCCATTTGTGTCTTTGGCTACTAACTCTAAAAAATCAGATGGCTCAACAAACTATTCAGTAGACGTTGTTAACAATGCTTCTCAATATGTTTGGATGGCAGGCTTTGAGACAGTATTCACAACTCAAGGTGCAGGTACTACAGCAGATAACGCAGATGACTTTATTCTATCGACTCCAGCAGTCAAAGAGTATAATATGGTTACAGGCACAAACTCTGCTGCTCTTACAGCAGCAAATGTTCAAACAGGCTTTGATCTATATGAAGATCAAGATACAGTAGAAGTTGATTTCTTAATTGCACCATCAATGGTTAGTAGAACAGATCAGACAACTGTTGTTAATGATCTTGCAGCTACAGCTATTGCTAGAAAAGACTGTGTTGCAGTTGCTTCTCCAGCAAGATCAGATGTTGTAGGGCTTGCAGATGCATCCACTATTACAACTAATATCGAAACTACAGCAGATAGTTATACAGCAACTTCATACTTAGTTGCAGATGCTAACTTCTTAAAGGTATATGATAAATACAACGATAAGTATATTCATATCCCAGCGGCATCATCTACAGCAGGTATTATGTCTGCATCAGATGCTAATGCAGCTCCATGGGTATCACCAGCAGGCGCAAGACGTGGTGCTTACTTAGGTGTAACCAACTTGGCTTATAGCCCAACAAAAGCACAACGAGACACATTATATAAAGCAAGTGTTAACCCAGTTGCTAATATCCCTGGTCAAGGAGTATTATTGTTTGGTGATAAAACACATATGAATAGACCATCAGCATTTGATAGAATCAATGTTCGCAGACTATTCTTAACTGTTGAAAGAGCAATCGGCGAAGCAGCTAAAAATGTAATGTTCGAACTTAATGACGAATTTACAAGAGCTGAGTTTGTTAATATTGTAGAGCCATTCTTGAGAGAAATCAAGGGTAGACGTGGTATTACAGACTTTAAAGTTGTGTGTAATGAAACTAATAACACATCATCCGTAATCGACCGAAATGAATTTGTAGCAAATATCTTCATTAAACCAGCAAGATCCATTAACTTTATCACATTGAACTTTGTGGCAGTTAGATCAGGTGTTGAGTTTGAAGAAGTTGTTGGTACAGTATAAGTAACTGGAAAGGAAAAAAATAAATGGCTATTCTCGGAGTAGATGACTTTAAAGCCAAAATTGCAGGTGGTGGAGCACGCCCTAACCTTTTCAAGGCTACGGTAAACTTTCCAGCATATGCAGGCGGAGATGTCGAACAAACGTCTTTCATGTGTAAAGGCGCACAACTTCCAGGTTCAAATATAGCACCGTTGCCTATCTCTTTTAGAGGTAGACAATTGCAGATTGCAGGTGATAGAACTTTTGAACCATGGACTGTAACAATTATTAACGACACAGACTTTGTTGTTAGAGATGCAATGGAACGTTGGATGAACGGAATTAACGGTCATACAACTAACGTTGGTCTTGTTAACCCAGCAGACTATCAAGCAGACCTAGTTGTAGACCAATTGGATCGTGACGAAACTGTTCTAAAGACATATAACTTTAGAGGTTGTTTCCCTACAGCGATTTCACCAATTGATCTTAACTACGAAGCAACAGGACAGATTGAGGAATTCACTGTTGAATTCCAAATCCAATACTGGGAATCAGATACAACTTCTTAAAGTGTATATAAATAATAAGGTGGAGGGGAAACTCTCCACCTAACTCTAATTTGGACGAAAGAAATATGGCAGATAATCGAGGACTAAAATTATTTGGATTTGAGATTCGACGTGCTGGACAACAAACTAGCGCAAAGAGTAAACTTGATTCTATCGTTCCACCAACAGATGATGATGGTGCAGGATATGTAACTGCATCTGGTTCACACTTTGGACAATATATTAATCTTGATGGCGACGAATCCAAAGACAACTCAGAACTTGTTAAACAATATCGTGGTATTGCTATGCACCCAGAAGTGGATGCAGCAGTAGAAGACATTGTTAATGAGTCTATTACTATTGAAGATAATAAATCCGCAATCGAGGTTGTACTTGATAATGTGGAAACTTCTGATAAAATTAAAAAAGAAATTCAGGAAGAGTTTAAAAATATTCTTTCTATGTTAAAGTTTAATGATCTAGGTCATGACATCTTTCGCAGATGGTATGTAGATGGTAGAATTTATCACCACCTAGTTGTTAACGAATCAAATACTAAAGCTGGTATACAAGAGATCAGACATATTGACTCAACTAAGATCCGTAAGGTGAAAGAAATAAAGTCAAAGAAAGATCCAGTAACTGGTGCTAAAGTCATTGAAAGGGTAGATGAACACTTCATCTATCAAGAAAAACCAGGCCAACAAACAAGTGGTGTCAAACTTACTACTGATTCGATCAGTTATGTGACATCTGGTTTGTTGGATGACCAACGGAAAAAAGTTGTGTCCTATCTTCATAAAGCGATCAAACCCATCAACCAGTTAAGGATGATGGAAGATAGTCTGGTGATTTATAGATTGTCAAGAGCACCAGAACGTCGTATTTTCTATATTGATGTTGGTAACTTACCAAGAGGTAAAGCCGAAGAATATATGAAAAACATTATGACCAAGTATCGTAATAAACTTGTATATGATGCAAACACTGGTAAACTAAAAGATGATCGTAAACATATGTCTATGTTGGAAGACTTCTGGCTACCAAGACGTGAAGGCGGAAGAGGTACAGAAATCTCTACACTGCCAGGTGGTGAAAACTTAGGACAGATAGACGATATTATATACTTCCAAAAGAGGCTATATAAATCTTTAAACGTACCCGTATCAAGACTAGAGCAAGAGCAAGCTGCAGGGCTATTAGGTAGATCAACTGAGATCAACCGTGATGAACTTAAATTTCAAAAGTTTATTGATAGACTACGCCGTAGGTTCTCTACATTATTCTTAGAGGTTCTTAGAAAGCAATTAATGCTGAAAGGCATTATTACTAGTGAAGACTGGGAAGCATGGCGCAATAATATTATTGTTGAATATGCATCAGATAATCATTTTGCAGAACTAAGAAATGCAGAACTTGTAAGAGAAAGATTGCAGACCTTGGATATGACTCAACAGTATGTTGGCGAGTTCTATTCTAAAGAGTGGGTATTTAAGAATATATTGAATCTGAACGAGGAAGAAATCGAACAGATGAAGAAAGAAATGACTGAAGAGCAAGCAAGTGGTGAGACAGATGATGAAGATGATGAACCACAAGAGCAAGAAGCTCCACAGCCTACACCTGTTAAAATTGTAAAAGATGATGAGGAATAAATCATGAGTGAAGTAGAAGTAGTAGATCCAGTTGTTGCCTCAACTGGTATTGGTGATTGGATTGATGCAGTAGTAGATAAAGATTATGCATCTGCAGATCCTATTTTTAAAGAATTAATGGCTGATCGTATGAATGATGCATTAGATGCAGAAAAGATCAAAGTTGCTGGAGAAATCTATAACGGTGACGAACCAGAACAAGTAGAAATGGAATTTGATGAAGTAGAAACTTCTGAGGAAGAAGAAGAAATGCCTGATATTGACGGGCATCCAGTATAAATAGTTCTTTGTATAAATAAATGTAACAAAAGGTTATGTTGATGAAAAGTTTTTTACAGTTACGCGAGAAGATGTCGAAAGGCATGCCTAAAGGTACTCACGTATTTGATACTAAAGTAAAAGGCATTGAAGTAATGGTACACAAAGAAGGCGGTAAGTTTTCTGTTTATGTGGACCGTGAAAAACTTGACACTTTTCGTGATCTCAATTCAGCTAAAAAAGCTGGGCTTGAATTTGTAAAACAATATAAAGGTTAATTAGATGAAGCTGATTACAGAATATACTGAGACAGATGTTAACTGCATCGTAGAAGCCAAAGAAGACGGTTCTAAGAACTATGTCATTGAAGGCATTTTTGCAATGGCTGAATCTAAAAACAGAAACGGAAGAGTTTACCCTAAACCAATCATGGAAGCAGCGGTAAACAAATACGTTACTGAACAAGTAAAAACTAAGCGATCTGTTGGAGAGTTAAATCACCCTGAGGGGCCAACAGTAAACTTAGATAAGGTATCCCATCTTATTACTGATCTCAAATTTGAGGGAAATAATGTGATGGGTAAGGCACAAATTTTGGATACACCAATGGGAAAGATTGTAAAAGGTCTACTTGATGGCGGTGTTCAACTAGGAGTGTCAACTCGTGGTATGGGTAGCCTCATGCAACAAAATGGCGCACAAGTTGTTAAAAACGACTTTATTCTTAATACGGTTGATATCGTACAAGATCCATCAGCACCGAATGCTTTCGTAAATGGAATTATGGAAGGTGTAGACTGGGTATGGAATAACGGCATTATTGAAGCAAGAGAAATTGAAAGAATGGAGACTGAAGTTAAGAAGGCTCCACGTGCTGATCTTTATGAGACACAGACACGTGAGTTTAAGAATTTCCTCTCGTTACTCAAAACAAAAAGCATGTAAGGAGTCAAAATGGCTGATCAAGAAAACGCGATCATCGAAGCCGAACTCCATGACGAGGACGTTATGGAAGAAGCTCATGATCCAAAGAATGCCGAAGTACAGTCAGTCGATTCAGTCGACGCTGCTGCTAAAGCAATTAAAACACAAGCCCCGGTTCCAAAGACAAAAGCTGGAATGATCAATGCTATGTATGGTAAAATGAAAAAGATGAATAAATCATCTTTGACTGCATCATACGGCAAAATGATGGGTGAAGAAGTAGAAGCGGATGAAACTAATGTTGTTGCAGAAGATGCAATGGCTGCAGTACAATTCGATTATACAACTGAACTCGATGCATTGGTTGAATCTGAAGCAACTCTTTCTGAAGAGTTCAAAGAGAAAACAGCAATAATCTTTGAGTCGGCTATTAAAACAAAACTTTCAGAAGAAATCGATCGTCTGGAAGAAACATACGCAACTGAATTAGCTGAGGAAGTTTCTACTTTGAAAACTGACTTGGTTGAAAAAGTTGATAGCTACCTAAACTATGTCGTAGAATCATGGATGGAAGACAACCAAGTTGCAATCCATACTGGCCTACGTACAGAAATCGCTGAAGGTTTCATGAACAAGTTGAAAGACGTGTTCGAGGAGTCTTACATTGTAGTACCAGATGAGAAAGTTGACATGGTTGACGATCTTGCTGAACAAGTACAAGAACTGGAAACAGCTCTTAACGAACGTACTGAAGAAGCAATGGAAACAGCAAGCGAGTTGGAATCAATGAAACGTAATGCGGTTATCCGTGAGGCGTCTCGTGACCTAGCTGAAACACAAGTTGAGAAACTTGCCAAACTGGTAGAAGGCATTGAATTCGATAATGAGGAAACTTTTGCAGACAAAGTTGCTATTATTAAAGAAACACACTTCAAGCCTAAAACTGTAGAATCCACAATCGCAGAAGAAACTGAAGATACTGGCGAAGCTAGTGTTGAAGTGTCAGCAATGATGGAAACATATCTTTCTGCAATCAGAAATACATCTAAATAAAGGGAATCCAAAAGATGCAATCTTATGACAATCTAGTCGAAAAATGGAACCCAGTACTGAACGAAGAGTCAGCTGGCAACATTAGCGACAAGCACAAACGTGCAGTAACTGCTGTTATGCTCGAGAATACAGAAAAAGCTCTAAACGAAGAGCGTATGATCACAGAAGCAGCTCCTACAAACTCAACTGGCGGAAACATCAATAACTGGGATCCAATCTTGATCTCATTGGTTCGTCGTGCAGCTCCAAACTTGGTAGCATATGACTTAGCTGGTGTTCAGCCAATGTCTGGTCCAACAGGACTAATCTTCGCAATGAAGTCAAAGTACACATCACAAGGTGGTACAGAGGCTCTATTCAACGAAGCAGACACAGCATTCTCTGGTACACAAGTTGCTGGTGCAAACGGTGCTGCTGGTCCATCTGGTTTAGATGTAGGCAATCCTAACTCACCACACACAATCGATTCTGATCGTGTAACTGGTCACACTGGTACTGGTATGGGTACAGACTCAGCTGAAGCTCTTGGCGATACAACTAGTAACTCATTCAACGAAATGGGCTTCTCAATTGAAAAAGCAACTGTGACAGCTAAGTCACGTGCTTTGAAAGCTGAGTACTCACTAGAACTAGCTCAAGACTTGAAAGCAATCCACGGTTTGGATGCTGAATCAGAATTAGCTAACATCTTGTCTACAGAAATCTTAGCGGAAATTAACCGTGAAGTTATCCGTACAATCAACTCACAAGCTAAAAACGGTGCTCAAACAAGCAACTGTACAGTAAAAGGCGTATTCGACCTAACATCTGATGCAGACGGCCGTTGGTCAGTTGAGAAGTTTAAAGGCTTGATGGTACAGATTGAGCGCGAAGCTAACACCATTGCGAAACAAACTCGTAGAGGTAAAGGTAACGTAATCATGTGTTCATCTGATGTTGCTACTGCACTTGCTGCAGCTGGAATGTTGGACTATACACCAGCGATTTCTGCTAACCTAAATGTTGATGATACAGGCAACTTGTTTGCTGGTGTTCTTAACGGACGCACAAAAGTGTTTATTGATCCATATGCAACAACAGACTATGTAACTGTAGGTTATAAGGGTACTAACCCATATGACGCAGGTGTATTCTACTGTCCATATGTACCATTAACAATGATGCGTGCAGTTGGTGAAAACAACTTCCAACCAAAAATCGGCTTTAAGACTCGCTACGGCATGGCTTCTAACCCATTCGTTGGTGCTTCTCCTGCAGATGGTCTTGCAACAGCTAAGACTAACCAATACTACAGAATCTTCCGTGTTGACAATATCTTAGACACATAAGAATTAATAAACAGGAGAGGGTCAACCTCTCCTACCTAAACTGGGCTGTCTTCGGACGGCCCTTTTTTTTGTATAAATACTATTATAAATTGGAGGCATTATGGCTGAGCTAACAAAGAACCAAAACTTTTTACAACCATCTGGTTATAAGATTACAATAGAAAGGGTTAATTATCCTAACCTTGAATTCTTTGTACAATCTGTACAGCATCCATCGGTGTCTGTTCCAATGACAGAAGTAGGTTATCCTAGAGCAAATGTACACTTGCCTGGTGATAAGCTAGTTTATGATGAAGTTACATTTGATTTACTCTTAGATGAAGATATGAATGCATATATTGAGATGCATAATTGGTTAAAGAGTTTAGTCGAGGATAAGGTTCGAAGAGCTTCTGAGAGGCCTCTACAAGTGCCTACCACTGCTGATATAACTTTGACCCTATTATCCAGTCACAATAATATTACTAAACAATTTATTTACAGAGACTGCGTACCAACAAATATCGGTGGTGTGCAAATGTCTTCTAATGTGACTGATGTTGCTTATATTAATGTGCCGATGGGCTTTGCATTTACTTACTTTGATATTGTATAGATAGTTATGATTATGATGGAGATATATTATGAACCTAGAATCCGTTCTGGAGATGTGGAAAAAAGATAGTCAGATTGAACAGTATAATCTTGATGAGACTAGCCGCAACACACCACAGTTGCATGCAAAATACTTAGAATTGCTTTCTATTGCTAAACTGCAAATGAAGAAAGCTGAACACACACAAAAATCTTTACTTCATAAAAAATGGCTTTACTATAATGGTAAGATGAGCCAAGAAGAAATTGTCGAACTAGGCTGGGAGTTTGATCCTTTTAATGGGCTTAAAGTATTAAAAGGTGAGATGGAATATTATTATAATTCAGATATAGATATTCAGAAGTCAGAAGAAAAACTAACTTACTATAAAACCCTTATTGAAACACTAACTGAAATAGTAACCAATCTAAACTGGAGACACCAGACAGTTGGTAATATGATTAAATGGAGGCAGTTCGAAGCCGGTGGATAATATCTATGTAAAGAAAAAGAATGAATCGGTACTACATGTTGGTACTGATATGGGTATATCAAATGAGTTGTCTGATTTTTTCAGCTTCTTTGTCCCTGGATATAAATTTATGCCTGCATATAAGAATAGGGTATGGGATGGTAAGGTAAGATTATTTAATGCTCAAAGCTGTGAACTACCAGTAGGTTTGTTTCCGTATCTGCAAGAGTTTGCAGGACCTAGACAGTATACAGTAGAAGTTGATCACGATGCATTCTATGGAATTCCTGGTTCAACTATTGATGTTGACATAGATGAGTTTGTAAAGTTTGTAGAAGAATTAAATCTATCGTCACGGGGTAAAAAAATTAAGCCTAGAGACTATCAGTTGGAGGCTGTACTAGAAGGTATCCATAGAAAGCGAGCTATCTTGTTGAGCCCTACTGGCTCTGGTAAATCTCTTATCATCTATTTGCTTATGAGGTATCTATTAGAAAGAACTCAGAAAAAGGTATTGATTATTGTACCAACAACAAGTCTAGTGCAACAAATGTATGCTGACTTTGAAGATTACTCTGCATATGACGATAGTTGGAATACTGAAACTGAATGCCATAGAATTTATTCTGGTAAACCTAAGATGAATATGAGCCAACGTGTGTTTATCTCTACATGGCAATCTGTCTATAAATTGCCTGGTGCTTGGTTTGAGCAGTTCGGTACAGTCTTTGGAGACGAGGTTCATGGATTCAAGTCTAAATCTCTGACTGGAATTATGAATAAGTCAAGGGAAGCAACATACAGATTTGGCACCACTGGTACCTTAGATGGTACTCAAACACACAAGCTCGTATTAGAAGGTCTTTTTGGTAAGATATATAATGTAACCACCACAAAAAAGTTACAAGAGGATGAGACCCTTGCAGCTTTAGATATTAAGGTGATGCTTTTAAAATATCCAGATGAAGTACGAAAAGCATTTGGTAAAAAGCAATACCATGATGAAATAGATTATATTGTAACTAACGATGCAAGAAATAATTTAATTAAGAATTTAGCAATAGATCAAGAAGGTAATACATTAGTTTTATTTCAGTTAGTTGATAAGCATGGTAAAGTATTATTTGATTTAATTAGAAATGCCGCACACGAAAGAAGAAAAGTATTTTTTGTAAGTGGCGAGACAGAAACTTCAGATAGAGAGGCTATAAGAAAAATTGTTGAGAAACAGAAAAATTCTATTATTGTTGCGAGCTTGGGTACCTTTAGTACCGGTATCAATATTCGTAATCTTCATAATATTGTTTTTGCTTCTCCTAGTAAATCCCAAATTAAAGTGTTGCAATCTATCGGCAGAGGGCTTAGACAATCAGATGATGGTAGAACAACCACATTATATGATATTGCCGATGATCTACACTGGAAAGCAAGAAAGAATTACACTTTAGTACACAGTGCCGAACGCATTAAGATATATGCAAAAGAATCCTTTAACTATAAAATTTACGAAATCGAGTTAAAAACATGAGCCAACCTTATTTAAGACAGTTTAAACTAACCACTGGAGAAGAAATCATATGTGAAATCCTTGAATGGAATGATGAAGAAACTGATTTGATTGTCGTTAGACACGCTGTAGAAATACAATATATAGTTAAAGATTCCTACAGAATGTGCACTATGAGGCCTTGGATGTTGCAACAAGTACAGAATGATTTCTTTCAAACTCTTAGTGCTAATCATATTGTTGCTGATGCCAAACCAGCTATGGAGACAGAAGCTAATTGGCAAGAGACTGTAGACTTTTTTCTTAATGCAAACCAATTAGACGAGCCATCTGAAGGACCTATTGATTTAGAACCAGAGGATAGTATCGATGAAGTATTAGGAAAGGTCTTAAAATTCCCAAAGGATAAAATGCACTAGTTGTATACCATCTACCCCTAAAAGCTGTTAGCTTATTATAACACAGATCCGTCAATCTGTAAACCCCCAAAATGAATTATTTTTAATTATTTTCTTGTTTACAACCTTTTTAAAATGTAGTATAATGGAAATATTGAAAGGACTATATCATGGCAAGAACAAAAAGAAAATCCATTCACTATGTTAATAATGCAGACTTCTCTGCTGCAGTAGTTGAATATGTTACTGTTGTTCAAAAAGCAAAAGCAGACGAAATTAACCTACCTATTGTACCAGACTATATTGCTCAGTGTTTTCTAAAGATCGCTGAAGGCTTGTCTCACAAGTCAAACTTTATTCGCTATACATATCGCGAAGAAATGGTAATGGATGCGGTTGAGAATTGTCTGAAAGCTATTGAGAACTATAACCTTGAGGCAGCTACTCGTACAGGTAAGCCTAATGCATTTGCTTACTTTACACAGATTAGTTGGTATGCGTTTCTAAGACGCATTGCTAAAGAGAAAAAGCAACAAGATATTAAATTTAAGTATCTAACCAATAGTGGTGTAGAAGCCTTTATGAATGTTGGTGATATTGGAGAGTTTCAGCATATTGTAGCTTCTAACTTTGTGGACCAGCTAAAGGATCGTATTGATAAAGTTAAAGATACTGACCTAGCTGTCAAGGAGTTGGTTAAAAAAGAAAAGCGCAAGAAGCGAGAGGTCAAAGTAGACTCAGATTTGAGTGGATTTATTGAATGAAGGTAGCAATCATAAATGACACTCATTGTGGTATCCGTAATAGCTCTGACATATTTCTCGATAATGCAGAGAAATTTTATAATGATGTATTTTTTCCTTATCTTTTGGAACATGGTATTCAGCATATCGTGCATCTTGGTGATTACTATGATAACAGGAAGTTTATCAATTTCCGTGCTCTTAACCGTAATCGTCAACATTTTCTTAAACCGTTAAGAGACCATGGCATTACTATGGATATTATCTGTGGTAACCACGACACTTTCTATAAGAATACTAATGAACTAAACAGCTTGAAAGAGTTGCTAGGGCATTATATGAATGAAGTAAACATCATTAGTAAACCTAAAGTTATGGAATATGGTTCTCTCAAGATGGGTCTAGTGCCATGGATCTGCGCAGAGAATGAGAAACAATCACTTGACTTTCTTGCCAACTGTAAAGCAGACTTTATTGGTGGACACTTTGATATCATTGGTTATGAGATGATGAAAGGTATTAAATGTGATCATGGTCTTGATCGTAATCTTTTCAGTAGATTTGAAATGGTTATGTCTGGACATTTTCATACTAAATCTAATCAAGATAATATTCACTACCTTGGTTCTCAAATAGAGATGAATTGGAGTGATGCTCACGACCCTAAGTATTTTCATATACTTGATACGGAAACAAGAAAAGTAGAACCTATTCGTAATCCACATGGTTTATATCATAAGATTGTATATGATGACTCTAAGCGTGACTACATGGATTATGATCTAACTCAAGTAGAAAATAAATTTGTTAAAATAGTTGTAATTAATAAGGAAGACCTATTTACTTTTGACCGGTTTGTTGATAGAATACAAAATAGGCCAATTCACGAATTAAAGATTGCAGAAAACTTTAATGAGTTTCTTGGCGATGCTGTTGATGATGAAGCAATCTCTGTGGAAGATACCACACAATTGCTTGATAGTTATGTTGATGGTGTTGATACTGAACTGGATAAAGATAGACTGAAAGGTAAGATGCGTGACTTGTTAACAGAAGCACAGGCATCAGAGATTGCATGATCATATTCCGAACATTAAAATATAAAAACTTCTTATCGACTGGTAACAAGTGGGTTGATATTGACTATACAAAGACAAAATCAACTCTGGTTATTGGTCATAACGGTGCTGGTAAATCAAGTATGCTTGATGCACTATCATTTGCTCTATTTGGCAAACCACACCGAAATATTAATAAAAGCCAATTAGTAAATTCTATCAATAAGAAAGATAGTGTTGTTGAAGTTGTATTTACTATTGGTAAAGCACACTTTAAAGTTGTACGAGGCATTAAACCTAACATCTTTGAAATTTGGAAAGATGGTGTTATGATTAATCAAGCATCTCATTCCAAAGAGTACCAGAAGATCCTCGAGCAGAATATCATTAAGTTGAATCATAAATCATTTCATCAGATTGTGGTACTAGGCTCATCATCCTTCATTCCCTTCATGCAGCTTGCATCACAACACAGGCGAGATGTGATCGAGGATCTTCTGGACATTAACATCTTTAGTAAGATGAATTCACTTGTAAAAGAAAAGTCATCATCACTTAAAGACTTGATTAAGAATGTTGTATATGATATTGAGCTTACAAAAGAAAAGATTGATATACAACGTAAGTATATACGTGATGTAGAAAATCTAAGTAATGATCAAGTTGATCTTAGAGTAATAGAAATAGAAGCAGCACTTGCAGATATAGAAAAGCATCAAGAAGAAAATGCCTTATTGTCAAATGAGATTGATGAAAGACAAAATGGTCTTAAAGAAAATCTTAAAGCAAGTAATGATAAAAAACAAAGTTTATTACAGTTTAAGGCAGAGTTTAATCAAAAGATTAAGGTACTTGTTAAAGAAACAAAATTCTATGAAGAGAATGCTGACTGTCCAACATGCTCACAAACTATTAGTGAAGACCTTAGATCAGAAAAGCTATCTGTAGGTAAAGAAAAAGCAACAGAACTACAGAATGCCTTAAACGATGTCTCTGATCAATCTACTAAGGTTGAGCAAGATATTACAAAGTTTAATACTATCACGGACGAGATTAGAGATCGTACTACAACTATTAGTGGTAATAATAGAGAAATTACTAGGCTGCAAGGTGTCATTACAGCCTCTAACGAAGCTATCCAAAAGATACAAGGTACTGATGGTGATCTAAGTGTAGAAAAGAAATCACTGGAGACACTTGTAGAAAGCCGTAATGATCTAACTGAGACTAAACTTGTCAAGAATGAAGAACTATCTTACAACTTGGCTATGGCAGAGATGCTAAAAGATACTGGTATTAAAACTAAGATTGTCAAAGAATACTTGCCAGTCATTAATAAACTTACTAATCAGTACCTACAAATCCTAGACTTTTTTGTTCACTTTAATCTTGATGAGAGTTTCCAAGAGACTATCCGCTCAAGACATCGTGACAACTTCTCATACGACTCGTTCTCTGAGGGTGAGAAGCAACGTATTGACTTGGCACTACTCTTTACTTGGCGACAAATTGCTAAGATGAAGAACTCGGTGGCAACCAATTTACTAATACTTGATGAGACCTTTGACAGTTCATTGGATCATGAAGGTGTTGGTAACTTAATGAAAATCATCTACTCGCTTGGTGATGATGCTAATGTCTTTGTTATATCACATAAAGGAGAAATCTTAGATGATAAGTTTGAAGGCAAGATTGAATTTACTAAAGAAAAAAACTTTAGTAAAATTAAATAAAATGGTTTACAACATGATCAATATGTTATATAATGGTCATATTAATTCAACTGGAGTATATTATGGAATTATCTGAAAACACTCTTTCTATTCTTAAAAACTTTGCTGGTATCAATTCCAACATTGTGATAGAAAAAGGCAATACTGTTAAAACTATCTCGGAGGCAAAGAATGTTATGTCTACCGCTTCTATCGTGGAAGATTTTCCACAATCATTTGGTATCTATGATCTAAATGAATTTCTTGGGGTTCTAAGTTTGGTGGATACACCTAACCTAGTATTTCAACAAGACTATGTGACTGTCGGAGATTCCTCTGGTCGCAGTAAAGTAAAATATTTCTTCTCTGATCCTGACATGCTAACAAAGCCAGGCAAGAATGTAAATATGCCAAATGCAGATGTATCTTTTATACTAGATGCAGATACACTTGGTAGAATTAAACGTGCTTCAACAGCACTAGGTCACAATGAGGTATCAATCACCGGCAAAGATGGTGTACTAAGTATCTCTGTTGTTGATAGTAAGAATAATACATCTAATGCTTATTCTATTGACGTTGCTGGAGAATTTGATGATGGAGTAGATTTTAACTTTATTCTAAATATCTCAAATCTAAAAGTAATCGCTGGAGATTATAATGTTGAAATCTCCTCTAAACTTATCTCTAAATGGACTAATACGGAATATGGTATTTCTTATTGGATCGCCTTTGAAAAAACATCTACATACGGAGTTTAATTGATGTCTAAAAAAGAAAATAATGAACACGATGCAAGCTATGCTTTAATGGCACAGATTAGTCGTAGCACGGTTGCTGTAATTGATGCAGTCGTACAACGTGGTGGCTTTCGTGGTGAAGAATTATCCACAATCGGCACACTCAGAGACCAGTGCATTCAAGCTATCTCTACATCTGAAGCATATGAGGCTAATAAGTCATAATAAACTTTACAATTTGTCCAAAATATTATATAATGAAATTCTTGAATATGGAGATTGTAAATGAGTGACTTCCTATGGACCGAAAAATATCGGCCACAAAAAATTAGTGACAGTGTCTTACCAAAAGACCTAAAAGAAACATTTCAACAATTGGTGAATACTGGTGATTTACCTAATATGTTGTTATGTGGTACTGCTGGTCTAGGTAAGACAACTGTTGCTAAGGCTCTATGTAATGAACTAGAGCTTGACTATATTATGATCAATGGATCCGAAGAAGGTAACATTGATACACTACGTGGTAAGATTAAACAGTTTGCTTCTACAGTATCTCTGCAAGGTGGCTATAAAGTAGTTATTCTTGACGAGGCTGATTATCTTAATCCACAAAGTACACAACCAGCCCTACGTGGCTTTATAGAAGAATTTGCAAACAATTGTAGGTTCATCTTAACTTGTAACTTTAAAAATCGTATCATTGAGCCACTGCATTCTCGTTGTGGTGTATATGAATTTAATACATCTAAGAAAGATATGGCTGGTCTTGCCGCACAGTTTATGGCACGGGCTAAGTTTGTATTAGAAACAGAAGGGATTGAATATGAAGAACCTAAACTTGCTGAAATTATCTTGGCTCATGCCCCTGATTGGCGCCGTATTCTCAACGAACTACAAAGGTTTTCAATTAGCGGCATTCTTATTCCTGGCGCTAGGATGGTTTCTACTGGTGATCAGTATGTTAATCTAATTAAACTCCTTAAAGATAAAGACTTCAAAAAGATGCGGTCTTGGGTAGTTAATAATATTGATGTTGATGCATCTTCAATCTTCCGTGGTGTATATGATGGTATGAATGGATTAGTTCAACCACAATCTATACCACAACTTGTTCTTATATTAGCCGACTATCAATATAAGAATGCCTTTGTTGCAGATCATGAACTAAATGTAGTTGCTTGTATGACTGAGATCATGGCTAATGTGGAGTTTGTATAATGGCTATAATCTTTGACTTTGAAACCTTATCTGTAGATAGAGTAAATGGTGTACTGCTTTCAATGGCTGTACTTGAGTTTGAAGAAAGCAGATTTAATCCTAAAGAGCAATATTCTTATACTGAATTGTTAGAAAGCTCACGATATATTAAATTTGATGTTGAAAGTCAAGTTAAAAAATATGGTAGACAAATCAATCAGGATACGTTAAAATGGTGGGGAGAACAATCTAAAGATGCTCAAAGGCAACTAAAGCCAACTGAGCTTGATGTAGATATTGATCAAGCAATACCATTTATCAATACCCATACAAAGAAAAAGTTAGATAAAGTTTATACTCGTGGTAATACATTTGATCCTATTATTATAGATTATATTGCCGAACAGTGTAAGCAAATCGTACCTTGGCCACATTGGGTTGTTCGTGATACTAGATCAATGATCGAAGGTATGTCTTGGGGTATTGATCTAAGAAATGGATTTATACCAGAAGGTTTGGAATCTGTGTTTGTCGCACATGATCCACAGCATGATATTGTTATGGATGTGATGAGACTACAGACACTAGCATTAGCGTTAGGATAGATTATGGATAGATTGACTTTATTTACTAAAGATAGATGTGTATATTGCCACATGCTACAAGAAAAACTTGATATGTGGAATATAGAATATGTAATATTAAATAACCACCCTTTACCGGATGGTCATACAACATACCCTCAGTTATATTATAGAGATACTGATGTGCAAAAAGGCGCATCAACAGATGTGACTGAAGCAGTTCTTTTGGAAAGAATGGAGCGCGTAATGTGGCCAGGTATGGACGGAGGTATTGAAGATGTCCGTTAGCCCTTTTGATTATCTAAACTCTATTAACTTTACTAAGCAAGACATCATGATGGATGATCAAGCTGAGAAAGGTTATGCACCATTTATGGTCAATCGTGGCTTATCTTACTTTCCAGATACAGTTGCTTTTGCTAATGAGATGAATAGGTATCACCACCTAGACAATCGTCTACAATTTGACTTTCTTATAAATATCACTAGAAAGCGGAAACGCTTTTCTAAATGGGCTAAGGCTCAACCTGAAAGTGATATTGATGCTGTCAAAGTGTATTATGGATACAGTAATGAGAAAGCTAGGCAAGCTTTGACACTATTATCACCTGAACAAATAAAAATTATAAAAACAAAGGTGAGTAAAGGTGGAAAAAGAAAATAATATAGTTGAGTGGACTCCAAGTGATATGCTTGAGATTGTCCTCAACGAGCCAGATGACTTTTTAAAGATTAGAGAAACATTAACACGTATTGGTGTTGCTAGTCGTAAAGATAACAAATTATTCCAATCGTGCCATATTCTACATAAACAAGGTAGATATTTTATAGTGCACTTTAAAGAACTATTTTTGCTTGATGGCAAAAAGAGTAATCTGGAAGAGAATGACATTGGTAGAAGAAATACAATTGCGACACTTATGTCGGATTGGGGTCTTGTAAGTATACAAGGCGAACAAAATCCAAAACCAGTTGCACCTCTCAGACAGATTAAAATTATCCCATTTAAAGATAAAGATAAATGGGAACTATGTCCGAAATATAATATCGGAAACAAATAGACTAGCTGCTATTCTGAAAATGAATAGCTGTAGTTTATAAATACTATTGTAGTGCCGTAAGGGCTACGAATCATTCTTGCTGTTAAAAGGAGAAAAAATATGACAGGCATGAAAACACTATTCCCCTCTTCCGCCTTTGTGGGCTTTGATCATCTATTCAACGAATTAGAATGGACAACAAAGCATGCACAAGATCACTATCCCCCGCATAATATCATCAAAACTAGTGAGGAAGATTACCTCATTGAGATTGCTGTTGCTGGATTTAGTAAAGAAGGTATTGAAGTCGAATATCACCAGCGAACGCTTACTGTAACAGGTGAGCATAAAAAGCAGGGTCGCGATTACATTCATCGTGGAATTTCCACTAAGAAGTTTAAGCGAACCTTTCGACTGTCTGAGAACGTAGAAGTTCATGGAGCAGATATTCAAGATGGCATTCTAGCAGTAGAACTGAAATATGTCATCCCAGAAGATCAGCGTCCTCGTAAAATCAATATTGGTCAAAACGAGGAACAAAATGACACAACTAATACTAATACAAGCCAACTACTTACAGAAAGCAATTAGCGCTCTGTTTGATCTATTTAAAGACGCAAACTCAACACGCAAGGGCATATCAGAAGCTAGGAAAACTATGAAGGAGCTAAATAAGCTAACCGACAAAGATTTACTAGATATTGGTTTATGCCGTGGAGACATCTACAACGTTGCTCATAATAAGACCGACGATTTAAGGAGACGTTTCTAATGACTGAAGCAGTAATGAAATATGCCTTCGCACCGGTAGGTGGACTCTTTAGTGGATTTAATAGCTTCTTTCTATCACTAGGAAAAGCAAGAGCAGCATCTGAGCTTCATAGAATGGGTTACCATGAAGAAGCAAAGTATCTAATGCTGACTGATAATAAAGACTTGTGAATAAAAATAAAAGATTAAAAAAGGGGGTTTACAGATCCCCTTTTTTGGTATATAATACCAACATATATTATGGAGATACTCATTGTCATTCTACACTTCTGTTAATCGTTACGGCAACTCTTTACTTTATCGTGGATATAATGACACTGGTCATGCAATAAGTAAACGTATTAAATACGAACCAACATTATATTTGCCTTCTAAGGAATCTGACACAAAATATACTGGTCTTGATGGATCACCTCTTAAAGCCATGAAGTTTGGCAAGATGTCAGAGGCAAAAGAATTTATTGATATGTACAAAGAAGTGCCAGGATTTAAAATCTATGGTAATACTAACTATGTACAACAATTCATAGAAGAAAGATTTCCAGACAACATCAAGTTTAATCCTAGCCACGTTAATGTGGTTAACTTTGATATTGAGGTTGCTTCTGATGAAGGCTTCCCTCGCCCAGAGGAAGCTGCATATCCTGTAATCTCTATTGCTCTCAAGTCAAGTCTATCTGGTGTCTACCAAGTGTGGGGTCTTGATGACTATGACTTTGAGAAAACAGAACTTGATATGGGTGATGATCTCATCCAGTACCACCGCTGTTCGTCAGAGGAAGAATTACTGGCTAAGTTTCTAGGCTATTGGCATAAGAATTGTCCAGACATTATTACTGGTTGGAATATACGTTTCTTTGACGTTCCGTATCTGGTGAATCGCATTGCGAGAGTAGGTAGTGCCGAGGCAGTAAAAAGACTAAGCCCATGGAATTTAGTGAACGAGAGAAATGTCACCGTCATGGGTAGACCTCAGCAAGGCTTTGAAATTGTTGGTATCCAGCAAGCTGATTATATTGAATTGTTTAAGAAGTTTGGTTATGCATATGGCACACAAGAATCATATAAACTAGACCATGTTGCCAATACTGTACTCGGCGAGAAGAAATTATCATATGAAGAATTTGGTAATCTGTTTACTTTGTACGAACGTGATCACCAGAAGTTTATTGACTATAATATTAAAGATGTTCAGCTAGTACAACGTATCGATGATAAGATGGGGTTGATCGAACTCTGTATGACTATGCAATATAAAGGTGGTGTTAACTTATCAGATACCTTTGGTACTACTGCGATATGGGATTCAATCATCTGTCGAGAGTTGGCTCAGAGCAACATTATCATTCCGCCATCTAACCAGAATATTAAACAACCTTATCCTGGTGGTTATGTTAAAGATCCAGATATTGGTTTCCACGAGTGGGTGGTTTCTTTTGACTTAAACTCACTATATCCAAATCTTATTGTCCAATATAATATGTCACCAGAGACACTTATGCCAGGTTTAACAACTCAGGGTGTTGAACATTATCTACATGGACCAGCTACTGATGATGAACATTGTGTAGCCGCCAACGGTGCTAGGTTCTCCAAGTCTAAACAAGGTGTATTGCCTAAGATTATTATTGACTATGGTAATGAGCGTAAGGCTGTTAAGAAAGAAATGCTCAAGACAAAGCAAGCCTATGAAAAGGCACCTACTTATGAGCTTGAGAAAAAGATTAACCAACTTGAGAATAGACAGATGTCTGTTAAGATCCTACTCAATTCTCTTTATGGCGCATTAGGCAATAAACACTTTAGATACTTTGATATGAGAATGGCTGAGGGTATCACACTATCTGGCCAGTTGTCTATCTTGTGGGCTGAGAAAGCAATCAACCAAGAGATGAACAAGATACTTAAATCTGATGATAAAGATTATGTGATTGCAATCGATACAGATTCACTTTATATTAATATGGCACCTATTGTAGATCAACTTAAACCTACAGATCCAGTCAAGGCTCTGGATAAGATATGTGCACAACACTTCGAGTCTGTCCTAGAGAAATCATATGCTGATTTGTTTACTAAGATGAATTGCTTTGATAATCGTATGGTAATGGAGCGAGAAGTGATTGCTGATCGTGGTATATGGACTGCTAAGAAAAGATACATCTTAAACGTACATAACTCAGAGGGTGTGCAGTATGACGAGCCTAAACTCAAGATCATGGGTATTGAGGCTATTAAGTCATCCACCCCTATGGTTGTAAGAGATAAGTTTAAAGAAATATTCTATATTATTATTGATGGTGACGAACGTAAGGTGCAGAAGTATATCGAAGACTTCCGCAATCACTTTAAAACTTTACCAGTTGAGCAAGTATCCTTTCCACGTGGTGTGTCTAATATTACTAACTGGCATGATAATCAGAAGATATACAAAAAAGGCACACCAATTCATGTTCGTGGTTGCTTGCTATATAATCATACGATTAAAGGATTATCTCTTGATAAAAGATATGGCTTAGTTCAGAATGGAGAAAAGATTAAATTCTGTTATCTAAAATTGCCTAACCCTATTAAAGAGAATGTAATTGCATTCCCAGATTATCTACCTGAAGAGACAACCCTACATAAATATGTTGACTATGATAAACAATTTCAGAAAACATTTATCGACCCAATTACACCAATTCTGGAAGCTATTGGTTGGTCAGCAGAGGATCAAATGACTTTGGAGGACTTTTTTGTATGAACTATGTATTTGATGTTGACGGAACTCTAACGCCTAGCCGTGGAGAAATGGATAAAGAGTTTGCAAATTGGATGGAGCACTTTACAACTCACAATGCTTGCTATCTGGTGACTGGTAGTGATCGTGTAAAAACTAGGGAACAAGTACCTGCAAGTGTTTATGATTCTTGTATGAAAGTATTCCAATGTTCAGGTAATCATATCTTTGAACAGAATAGAGAAATTCATAAAGACGAATGGGTATTATCTCATAAACAAAATCTTTTCTTATTAGATAAGTTGCATTCATCTCAATACGGAATAAGAACAGGGCAGCACTTTGATCATAGACCTGGATTATGCAACTTCAGTGTTGTAGGTAGAAATGCTGGTCCATATCAAAGACAAGATTATATTTGGTTTGATGAAATATTTGAAGAGCGCTCTAATATTGCAAAGGAGTTTAATAAGAAGTTTGGTAAGGAAGTGCGAGCTACTGTAGCTGGAGAAACTGGTCTTGACATCACTCCAGTGGGTAAAGGTAAAGCACAGATCCTTAAATGGTTAAAAGGTCCTATCACATTTTTTGGTGATAAGACTATGGAAGGTGGCAATGATTATGATCTTGCTGCAGCACTAGAATTTAAAAATGTAAATCAAGTAGATGATTGGAGACACACTTGGAAAATCTTGTCGAATTAATTAAACAATGGCATCACGACCGCAATCTAATTGAGGGTTCTACTGATAAAGATCAGTACCTTAAACTTATACAAGAGGCTGGTGAACTATCAGATAGCATCTGTAAGGGTAAGGATATCCGTGATGATATTGGTGATATGATGGTGGTTCTAATTAACATTATGGCTCGTAATGAGTTATCTATGGATGAATGTCTACAAGTAGCATATGATGATATCAAAGACCGTAAGGGTAAAATGATTGATGGCGTTTTTGTGAAAGAAAGTGATTTACAATAGGCGCTAAATATGTTATAATGGTTTTATATATTATGGAGTACACATGACTAACTACAGCCAACCAAAATATCCAATCTATATTATCTCTAAAGGTAGGGCGGACTCTCGCCTTACTTCTAAGACATTGGATGAATTAAATGTGCCGTATCATATTGTTATCGAAAAAGATGAGTATGATGCTTATGCAGAAAACATACACCCTAGCAAAATTCTTACATTGCCTGATGGATTCCGAGAGGATCCTGAACTAGCTCTTGGTGATGCTGCAGGGCGAGTTGGTGGTAGTATACCAGCAAGAAATTTTGTATGGCAGCATGCTATATCAACTGGTGCTAAACGTCACTGGATTATGGATGATAACATTCGTCACTTCTATCGTGTACACCAGAATAAGAAAACTATTGTAACTAATGGTAATGTGATCCGTGCTTGCGAAGAGTTTACTGATCGCTTTACTAATGTTGCAATGTCTGGTATGAATTATCAATACTTTGTGCCAGCATCTCAAAAGAAAAGACCTTATACACTTAATACTAGGGTTTATTCTTGTATTCTACTGCGTAATGATCTACCGCACCGATGGCGTGGTAAATATAATGAAGACACAGATTTAAGTCTGCGTATTCTAAAAGATGATCATTGCTCTATTCTTTTTAATGCATTTGTTTGTGGTAAGATGACTACCCTAGTTATGGGTGGTGGCAATACAGACAATGTTTATATTGATGGTGATAATCGCCGTACCTTTGCAGAAGCACTTAAAGAACAACATCCGGATATTACAGAAGTTGTTTGGCGCTACAATCGTTGGCATCATCATGTAGATTATTCTGGCTTTTCTAAGAATAAACTTATATTTAGAGATGACTATGAAAAGAAAGCTGGAGTCAACGAGATGGGTATGGAAATGGTCAGACTTACTAAAGATCAACATATCAAACATAAAGAAACATTTGGAAATACAGAGGATAGATATTATGGCTAAATCAACAGCATCAAGTTTATTTGTACTAGATGGTACAGAAGAAGAATGGAACGTACAACACTGGGAAGATATGCCAGCGTTTGACCAACCGGACCTAGACATCTATGGTTCTATGAACATTGCATTTAGAACAGAGCAAGACTTTATTAAATTTCGTCAACTGATTGAACAGCCTAGTATTTCTATTCGATCCCGTGGTGTCTATTATCCAGCTCGTGGCGAGAATGATGCCACCCTATTGCGTTGGATGGATGAAGACACTACGGAGAAAGCAAATGTATCAACTGACGATATTTAAAAGCCAGTTTGACAACAAGACACATCGTCAAATTGAAATTCAAACCTGGGATCAGTTCAAGGATTTTTTGTTCAAGTTATCCCAAGCACCTAAGAAAGGTAAGAAAGATGCTGAGCTTATTTCACCAGCTGTATATACGGATGGTACTACAAGAGCCAACAAAAATGTATTACATTGGGCAAATTGGGCTGCTGTTGATGTTGATGATTATGTCTTCGAGGGGAATTTAGAAAATGTATTACGTTCTCGTTTTGGTAAGTATAATTTTGTTTGTTATAGCACTGCTAGCAGCACGGACGATTTACCGAAGTTCAGACTTGTCTTTGACCTTGGCAGAAAGATTGTCGCAGAAAATATCAGAGGTTTCTGGCACGCCCTTAACAAAGAGCTTGGTGAAATTGGAGATTCGCAGACTAAAGACCTATCAAGGATGTATTATATCCCTGCAGATTATGCTGGTGCTAACAACTTTTTCTTTAGTAATACTGGCGATTGCCTTGATGTGGATGCCCTTATGGCTGCCCATCCCTATGACGATAGGCAACATTCCACTTCCTTTTTAGATAGATTGCCAGACGAGTTAAAAGAACAAGTCTTATTATATAAAAAGAATAAATTAAACAATCACGATTATAAATGGTCTGGTTATCGTGACTGTCCGTTCTGGCCAAAAGATTTGGCTGGTGAATATCTAACCATATCAGACACTGGTTGGTATTCTAAGATGTATGCTATTATGGTTAAGATAGCAGGCAACGCAACATACAGAGGCTATCCTATATCATCAACACAGATTGCTGAATTATGTAAACAGTTTGATGTAGAGAATGGTAACTGGTATGAGAACCGCCCATTGGAGACTGAAGCCGATAGGGCCCTTGAGTATATTTACAGAAATGGAACACTATAATGAAAGCACAAAGAATTGCTAAATCTCAAAAAGCACGTATCCGTCGTAAAAAATTAAAGGTTATTCTTGAAGAGAAGACCGAAAGATTGTATGCAAAAATGAGAAGGGCACGTAGGTCTCGATCATGCAAACAATAGTTTGGCTCACAATTTTATTGGCTCTTTGTACGATATCCATAACTTGGGCGTATCAAACATATCTAAATGGTATGACTCGTCATAAAAAATTAGAATATTCGGTAAAGGTTCTGGTTATATGTGTAAGCATATTCCAAGGCTTACTGGTGATATTACAAATCTTAGTATTAATGATAGTGTAACATATTTGTTACAATATCGCATTAAATACAAAAAAAGTTAAAAAAAGTAAAAAAAACACTTTACATCTGTGTTTGTTTGTAGTATAAGAGTTATAGAAACAATAACTAAGGAATTATATTATGTCAAACTCAAACGTATTTTCATCAAACATGGAATTTTCAACTACTAAATTCGATAACTTCTATAAAGCTACTAACTCAATTTCACCTTGTTACTTAGAGCAAGTAGCATGTGTTGGTTGGGTTGCTTCTTATGAAGATCCTAAGTGGAAGCAAACAGGTCTATCATATGAAGATGCTGTTGCAGAATTTGGTTTTAAGAATGTTAAAGCTAAACCTAATGGTTGTGTTAACGGAGATTGGTTAATCGAAGTTAAAGATGGCTTCACATCTGATGAAAAGGAATTCGATACTCCTACACAAGCAATTGCTTGGTTAGAAACTAAGGTTCCTTTTTCAATGAAACTAGCAGAATTTATATAATTCAACTGAGAGGGTTTACAAAGCCCTCTCTTTATGCTATAATGTTTACAAACTTGGAGATTTATATTATGAGAAAACCTTCTATTGAAATTGCAATTAAAAAAGCTGGTACTTACCTTGGTTACTTTACAATTGCTGAGCACACCACAAACGTCAGCAATGATAAACCTTCTCGCACATTTGAGAAATTGGTTTTTACTAAAGCTGATGGTATGGAAACACGTGACTATAAAGCAATGGGTGATATTGTATATGGTATGTATGTTAACGACAGCTTGGTCAAGATTGGTAAAGCTGGATCAACAAATGGTTGGGCTGGGCGTATCGGTACATATGGTGTCGATCCTAAAGGCGAAGCAACCAATCGTAAGATCATTACTCATCTAAAAGAAGATTTCACATATGAAACTCGTGTTGATGTTTATGGTATCTCAGTACCACGTGTACACTCAGAATACTTTTGCCCAGTAACTAATGGCACTGTATCTATTGATCTACCTCGTAATCATCAGGTAGAAACTCACTTAACAGCAGAAGCAGAAGCTGAGGGTATCGACCTTATGTTCTGTACGCAGAAAGTTTAAATTATGACAAAAATAATATCACAATCAGCACCTCTATTCGATAATGAAGAAGAAACTGTCGTATGGGATTCAGCTAACACACCTGACTGTTGTAACTGCAAAAGTTATAAAAGAGGTGGTAGGGAAGAAGCCATTGGTGTTCGTAAAGCTGAACTTCATGTATCAATTGAAGATGCTTTAAAAATGAAAAAGCGCAAACATGCATTTAAAAGAATTAAAAATGTTGATGATGAGACATGGGAGAGAATGAAAAAAAGTGGGCCTAGACCTCCGGAACTCGACCGTCGTGAAATATATTGTTGCATTGTTTGTGTTAATGCCTTTTATGGAGGAAAAAGAATTGAGAAAGAAAAGCATCAATGGGAAGCTGAAGGCGCACTTACTCTTGGTCAGTAGAAATTTTGATTGCGCTATATACAGTGCGTACTAAGAAAGGTAAAATATGAAAAAGATTGCTATCGTTGGTCATGGCT